ATCTTTAGTATATTCATTAGGTTTAGCAAATATTGAGAACTTCTGACTCTTATACCAATAATGAGAAACAGAGCCGACATCTATACCAACTTCGTTACATTCATCAGCTAGTAATGATTTTCTTTCTTTATCCTCTCTATATTTGTCAATTAGTTTCCATTCATCCTCTTTCAGTCTATACCTTTTGCGGTTTGTCATTTTTTGTTGATTTTCTCAAGTCCTCTCGAACCAAAGTAAGCTCCAAAAGCCGTAATACTTAGAAGTTGCCAAAGGTCAATCCAAGAATCTTTGATTTGCAAGTCCACAAAGCCGAAGTCTATTAAAGTAAATATTGTCAATACTACCAAAAGAAAAGCTAACGACAACGGTCTTATATTACGAGGTAGCCAACTCTTTTGGAGGTTGTCCGACTCCCATCTCTTAGTAACTTCAATTTGCATCTTATGCTCGTAGTCCTCAATTATCTTTTGCATTTCTCGCTTTGCGAGTTCTTTCTCTTCTGCCGACGTGTGTAACTTGTCTACTACGTTACCTACACTGTCTACTAACTCTGTAGCACCACTGCTAAAAATTTTACTTAGTATACTCATATTATTTATATAACCATATAGCGGCTGGCTTGTCATAGTCGGCGTCGACGTGTATAAAGTTTGTCGCTATACCCACACGTCGGCCTAGGCCTGCCCCAAATAAACCTTTTAATATTTTGCTACGCTCTACACTGTTATTACAGGCTATATCTACTGCTACGCCTTTTAAATGACTGCTACCTACACGGCCTCCTACTTTTAAGTTATGCTCTTTAGTTCTGTAACCGCTATTGATTTTGAATGGAATGTTAGCCAGTTCTCGAGCTTCACTTAATAAAGTAAGAAACTCTTTGTCCATATTCTCTCCACTACCCTTTTCGTCGGGAGAGTCAAATTCTTCTAACTTAAAATACTTGTACATTATTTTTTACAAGTTTCACATTTGCCAAAGCAAATCTTTTTGAAGCTCAAATAATATATAATTTTACAAATTGTTTTCATTTCTTTTTGCTTTTTATAAATTCTAATATAATGTCTATTTTACTTTTTATGTATTGCATATCCTTAGCGTTATTCTCGTGGTATTTAGAGAATTGACCTTTAACCTCGTAAATACTAAAAATAAAAAACTTATACAAAGCATATAATGAGCCAAGCAATAAAATTAAAGTAAGTCCATATCGTTCTATTAATTGTAGTATTTCTTCCATTATCTTCCTTGACCTCTATATTTTTTCTTAGTGTTATTGTTTTTTGAGTGAACTCCCTTTCTTTTTACTTTCGGTTTTTTGTGGAAGTTTGTCAGTGTTTTTTTTGCCATCTTTCAAAGTTATTTGCATTTTTACTAAGGTATATATAATACCTACACAAAGAGCCACTATTTGTAGAACTTGCTCAACGTTTGTCAAGCTAATCATTATAGTTAAGCTATTTAGTCCTAATACGTCTGCGTTTTGTATTATTATATTTTTCATTTTATGGGATGTAACTTGTTATAATTTCAATGTCTCCGTAGAATTTATCAGAGCTTGTCGCAGTGTCTCCAGTTTTCTTAATGCTTGGGAATAATACATCCCCAGCATTTAACGACTCGCTTAAATCAAATTCTCTATGGAATACGTAGTTTTGATTGTTTTGCGAAGTACAAGCAAAGCTATCAACTAGAGAAATAGTCTGACTTGAACTTCCATTTTTATCGGTTGGCATTTTCCAAATAGAGAACTCAAAATCGTGTCCAGTATTTCCATTTGTACTCATATTATATATTATCTTCTCTACCGTCGTTCCGTTGCTTGTGGGAGCTACAAAAGTAGCAAATTGACTAGCCCATCTATTTGGCTTTGAATCGCCATCGGCTAGAATTGAGCCAGCATTGACGTTAAAATTCCATTGGCTAAAGTTTGGGAGAACATCGTTTCCGTGAGTGTTTCCAGTCATATAGCAATGAATGTGAGTGTTAAAATACTTTTTATTAGCTTTTTTAAGCATTTCAATGTTCTTAATAAACACCATTGACCCTTTTGGTATCGGAGTTATATTATTTAGCTTAAATCTACTTCCAGCGGTTCTTACTAAGCTTAAACTGGTGTCCCCTATATCAGCATCGTCATTAAGTTGAGCCGTCCACATATTACCAGTGAAGCTCATTACGTTTATTAAATCACCCTCCTTTAGTGGTGTTGTCAACGCTTCTACCGTTAAGGAAAGAGCATCTAATCCTGTTGCTACCGTGACTCTTGTAATTGGACTAAAATCTTGAAAACTATGTGCCATTTTAAAAATACCATTCTCCAGGACTAGGATTAAATCCATAGCCCTCTAAATCATTAAACGTATATCCTAAGCCAACGTAATCTGAACGAGTTAACCAATACTCTCCTTCTACTTCGTCCGTGTTTGCTATAAATTTAAAGCCATTACATACGTACTTTGTGTCAGTTAAGTCTGTGTTGTCAATTATAGCCATTAGCATTGTGTAAGCTTTTGTGTCCTTAACTTGGAATCTTAGTGTCTTTTTTGGAGTAAAATCCCTTTGACCAGCGAAGTGTTGCTCTGTGAGAATTTGTGTTATTCTGTCCTCCGTTCCAGTTTCCCACGCTTGCCAGTTTTCTTCCACTTCATTGGCAAAGCTAGTTCCATTTGATACTCTAATACGACCCCAATAGGGAGATGACGTTCCAGGACCGTCTCCGATTCTCATCTCACCTAAGTCAATCTCTTCATTTGCGCTTGAGTCTTGGTCCTCCGTTAAGAATGAACGAGAGAAAGAGTTTTCCCCGTCTATTGTATATTGTACCCTCGAAGGATTGTTAGCCGTATGTGGTAAGATATGTAAGTCATAAAATAAAGTTCCCGAAGTGCTTCCGTCGGTAGTATATGGGTTGCCTTGTATATATTCTACGGCATATTCTAACTCTCCAGAGACTGGAAGTTCAGCAGTTGAAATATTGATTTGAACGTTTTGCCATTCACTTAAACTATTACCATCAACGTAACTAAATTGATAAATAGAAGTAACTACTGGAATCTCTATAAGTGTTGGAGTTGTTGTCCATTCACCCGTGTCATTATCGTAATAAAAAGAGCCGACTTTTAACATATATACTATGTGTATATAATCAAACCACGCTTCAAAAAGGTCGTTAGAAGTATCGGGGTCTCCACTTATTCTTTTGACTCTTAAATTGTGACTTATATTTATAAAAGCATCTCCAACCGCCTCAACGTATCCAATATCTATTAAATTACTTTCTAGCGTTGCAATGTCAACAAAGTCGATGGGCTCTTGGAAAGCTCCTAAGATACCAGCTTCCGTCCAATTAGAATAAGTGGCTCTTGTCTTTCTCAATGGTGGGAAGTAAGTCTCCGTCCCTCCAGCTAATTTAATACCGTGTATATCATTGTTATCAATCTCTCCAACATTGTCAACCTCAAAAAAAGTATTTTGTTCTCCTAAAGTTCCAGTGACGTTAGGGGTTGCGCTAACTTTACTCATTACACGATAATAGTGCAAAGAGCTATCATTTCTCCACATATCGTGATGAACTACCCACCATTTACCTCCCCTTTGAAAGATACGGCATCCCCAACAATCTAAAATAGATTGAAGAGCGTCATAAGCTGAAATGGGAGTCTTTTTTTCGGGTTCTCCGTCATTGTATTCAATGTTATTAAATGCGTTGGGATATATTGCCGAAAGTCCCCACGGGCTATTAGCAGCGGACGGAGCTGGCATAGTGTCCTCATACCAGTGAGTCATTTCATACCAGTAATTATCTCCACTTGCAAAGAAGTCAGCGTGTCCCCCAGTATATAAACGTAGAAAGTTAGTAACTATGTTTCTCATTGTGTAAAGGACTGTCTCGCTTCCATTAGTTCCATTATATACGTCTCTATTAAATGGTATGTCTTTCATCAATGCAAGTCCGCAAGTAGCTTTTATATTTGCTAGACTAGGACCAGACTGGTCATTAATAGTAAGTATATCGGCTAAAATAATACCAAGCCAGAAAGTACTATAACTAACATCGTCATCACTTCTTAAAATCTCAATCTTAAAGCGTCCTTGTTCTGACGTTTGTAAAGCGGTAATAAATTCTTGGGCTTTGTCAACTACTCCATAGTTAAACATCATTCCAATAGTTACATTGCTCTCTTTTATATTGTCGTAACGTTCTTTCCCTTTTCCTTTAAACGTTAAGGTAAATCCATTATCGTCAACTAAAAAAGTAGATAATCCAGGACCAAGAGCGTCAGTAGAGTCATATATATTAATTCTATAATATACTCCATTGTTACTTTGAAATTCAGACCTCAAAAAATTAGTTCCTAGCGCCATTATCTACCTTGTATTACTTTTTGTCTTTCGTTAGTTAAGAATATGTCCTCCCCACTTATTACGCCCTCTACTATTACTCTTTGAGATTGTCCTCCAATCATATTTTTAAGCTTGTCAAGTGGAGCGACTACTTCGGGATTTGATACGGACGTTCCTGGTCCCTCTCCAATCAATCCTAAAGTAGCTCCAGAAATTAATCCACCCTCGGCAAAAGCTGGAATCGGTGTCGAAGCTATTGTTGCAATTTGAGCAGCCCCCAAAGCTCCTACGGCAATAGCAAGAGGTAGTATTGGTAATGCTTCAACAACCGCAGCAGCAGTATTGACCGTAGCTTCTAAAATGGCTATGGCTTTAGCTCGTTTAGCTTGTCTTTTTTGCGCTCGTTTCTTTTCGTCTTCTATACGCTTATCCAAATCGACTAACTTTTGCGCTCTTGACTCCTCCGAAATATTTAACGAGTTTATTCTATTGATTTCAGCTTGTTTCTCGTTATCTATTTCAGTCATTCGCTTTTGATGTTGTAAATCAAAAAGATTTGATATTTGACCGATTCCACTACCAATAAGGTTGAAAGTGTTAAGCATTGCTTGTTTAAAGTCCTCTGAAAAATCAAAGAAAGCTTCCTCAAAAGACTCTAATTCATCTTTGGGAAACTCAACGTCAATAGGTTCTAACTTTGTTGGTATTCCTAAGTTATCAACTTGTCCAGTTTCTATTAATCCAATACTTTGTAAAAATGTTCTTGGTCTCCCAGTTGGTTTTGTTGGTGTTGGCTTGTTACCTAAAGCGCCACTTGCTATGGCATTCATCATATTAGCTTGAAGTTGACTAGGGCTTGGCGTAGCTCCTTGAACCGTGAAATCTAAAGACTTGTCTAGTTCGTCTTTAGCATCTTTAACTCCAAGAATAGAATCTTTTAAATCTGTAAATCCTTTTGTAACTTTTTTCCAGTTTGTCACTAAGTAAGAAGCAGCGACAATCAATCCAGATATTATTCTACCTTGAGGCGTTAAATTAGTTAATACTTGAGCGACCAATCTAAGAACTGGAAGTAACTTTGTAAAAAAGAAAAGTCTTACTTTTGAGAATGCTTGAATTAATCGACCAGCAACCGCTGCAAATAAACTAAAAGCCGAAACATAACCAGTTAGCTCGATTGCCCCTTGCTTTTGTTCTTTTGTAAATTGACCAGTAAATTTAACAAGGTCTCTTAATCCACTCACTACCTTTTTAGCCACTGGCAAAAGCTCAACACCTAATTGAATTGCTACGTCCTCAAGTTCTCCTTTTAGTTCTCTCATTTGATTTGCAAAGCCCTCTGATGTTCTTTGAAAATCGCCTACCGCATTCTTGCTTTGTCTTAACGCTAGTTGATAAGTCAAAGTAGCCTTTTGTACTCTTGTCAACTCTTTAAAGACTAGACCTTGCTCAAGTGCAAATGATTTAAGGTCGGCTTCCGTGATTGCTATTCCTAATTGTTTAATAGATTCTCTTTCGCCTAATAACGCCTTTGTCAAAGCTAAACTAGCTCCTTCCGCTCCACCACTAAAATTAGTAAACGATGCCAAGTCTACGGCTAACTCGTTAACTTGTTTAGATAATGCTAGAGCTTCTTGTTGAGTAAATCCAAAGCCAGTCAAGAGGTCTCCAGTATCTGACAATAATTGAAGTGCAGCTCTTGAACTCAATCCAAAGTTGTCAGCTAGGTTTTTAGCCGTTGTGTTTGCTTCTTCTCTTATGTCTTTAAATACTGTATTGAATTTTGATTGTGTTTCTTCAAAGTCGGAAGCTAATTTGACAACCGTAACACCAAGAGCGCCCATAGGAAGAACAAAGTTTCTAACCATTGCGTCTCCAGTTTGTTGCATTTTCTTTCCGAATCTTTGCAAAGACCTTGTTGACTTTTTAAGGTTAGATTGGAATTGCTTATCATTTAATGATAGCTTTATGCTTAATGTTTTATTTGCCATCTTTTATTAGCTTTTCATATTTCTTTTTAGCGTATTCCGCTCGTTTCTTTTGTTCTTCAATGTTTACTTCTTTCTTGCTCTTTTCCCATTCAAACTTAACCAGCTTTTGAGGAGTTAACCGTTGACCTTTTTTTGTGTGTGGTTGCAAGTTACAACAAGCTAACCAACGAACTCGCTCCCATTCAAACTTTTGCTCCATTTCAAAGCGGTCATTACGCCCTTTCTGAATACAAAAGAACTCGTGGAAGGTCAAAGTCCAAAAGTCACCAGGTAACAATCCTAAGCCATACGCTACGGCTTCTAAATCATCCCATCCTATTTCTTTTGCTTCGCTCCTTTCGGAGCTTTCTCGTTTCCCTCCGTTCCGAATTTAGCGGAGAACTGACTAGCGAACACCTCCAAAACTCTATTGAGAGCGTCAAAGTCATCGTCTAATAGGTCAGCAACATCGTCAACATTTAAAGAACATTCCTTCCCACTTACTCTAGCTCCGTCTTTTAATCCAGCTAGAACTAATTGACAAGCGTCATCTAAGCTCATTCCATCCCCTAGCTTGTCTAAATCTTGTAAACTTCTACCCGTTGCCTTTGTGAAGTTTCTTAGACTATTCATCCCAAATCTTACGGGATAATCTTTTTCATTTATTACTACTATTTCGTACATCTTTTGTTGGTTTTAAAAAATTAAGTTGATTGGAGAGGGAATCGCTCCCCAACTCCAACCAACAAAATTATTACTATACGTCTGTTTGTGTAAGTGCGCCAGTTCCCTCGATTGTAGCCGAGTAAGTTGGAGCGTCCTCAGTTCCACCGCTAACCTCTATTGAAGTAATGAAGCCACTTCCAGTATAGAAGTAATCGCCCGCAGCGGTAGTCGCTAACGTAAATGTAAATGTTACGGCAGTTCTACCGTCCCATTGGTCGAATAATTCGTCAACCTCTACGTCTGTTCCAGTAGAGTTGAAATCCATAAGACCGTCAGCCGAAAGACTGAAAGACTTTTGTCCTCCAAGTAGCTCTCTATAACCAGCCGAGTCTTTTGTTGATACGTCGATTGTGTCAGCATTCATTGAAATACTAACATTTTGGGAGTGCATCATTTTTTGTTCAGCACCGCCATCTGATATACTAACTTTTAAAATTAGGTCAGTTCCGTTAAATATTGCCATTGTGTTCTAAAATTTATATAAATTAATTAATTACTTTCAAAATCTTTTTGAGTGTCCTCTTTTTTAGATTTCTTTTTAGTCGGCTTTGCGATTAAGTCATTGCGTCTTAAAAACTCTTTCACTTTTCGACTAACTTCATAGGTCTCGCCCTCTTTGTATTCAGAGCCACGAAACTCAATATCTTTTTTTACTTTTATCTTATACATATATACTAAGTTTTTCGTTTAGATAGTCCCTTACTTTAGTTGCTTCGGTTGCTGATAGTTTGCTATTGAATATAACAACCTCAAAAATAACCCCCTCCATTGGGAATTGTAAGTTTATTGTGTTTCTTATACCTACCGCATCAATTTCAAATTGGTCCGCACTTGTATCTGAATCGGCTTTTGTGCCGTGTTCACTTCCATTGACGGTTAGCGTTACGTTGTCAGTAGTTCCCTCATCTCTTGAGAACTCGAATAATTGCTTAGTCCCATCGTCCGAGATTACTGGAGTGAATCCATTAAAATCAAATTGAGACCCTTGAGCTTGGAATCTGATTGAGTTATTTAAACCACCTTGACCAAATCTCAAGAAGTCTCCAGCTTCACTCTCTCCGAATATTGTCTCGCTACTTGTAGCATCTAAAGCTAGAACTATGAATATATGGAACTCATTTAATGAGATTTCACTATCGAATAATAAAAAGTCATTGTTACCATCAAATGTTACGCCACCATTAGCTACAATTGGCTGGAAAGCGTCGCTAGCTTCATTCTGTTTGGCGTGGTTTGCGTTGGTGGATTGGTCAGTCCATTGAGTTACACCAGTGCCGTCAGTGTC